CAAGGAATCTTTACTTTTCCGAAAAAGTAAGATCAGAAATGGATCTTTATGAAGACCTCGTAATTGAGGCACTGAAGATCTATGGACAGGATATATATTACCTTCCTCGTGAAATAGTAAACGAAGATGATTTACTCGGCGACGACGTTGCATCACGTTTTCCACAATCGCATAAGATTGAAATGTATATCGAAAATGTTGAAGGGTTTGACGGAGAGGGTGATTTATTTACTCGGTTCGGTGTAGAGATTCGTGACGAGGTTACTCTTGTTGTTTCTAAAAGAAGATTTGAAGTGCAAGTTCGTAGACCAGATAATGCTATTCAAGTTGATCGTCCTGCTGAAGGTGATCTTATCTGGATTCCTCTTACGAATAAAATGTTTGAGATTCAGCACGTCGAACATGAGCAACCATTTTATCAGATAGAGAATATACCTGTCTATAAATTACGTTGTACTCTGTTCGAATATACAGGCGAAGACTTTGATACTTCAATCAATGAGATTCAAGATATCGAGAAAGAACAGTCATATCAATATAAGATTAGTGTTGATGCACCGAAAACACCGACTGTTAATGTAACTCAAGATAGTAACGGTTTGATTACAGGACTGACTTTGGTGCAGGGTGGAAGATATTATACTTCTGCTCCGACTGTGAAGTTTATTGGAGGCACACCGATAGATTCCGCAACTGCGACTGCTACTGTCAGTGGCGGTTCAGTCAGTGCTATCACCCTCGACAGCGCAGGATATTATACAACTGATTCAGATGTAACGATAGCATTTACAGGTGGCACTGCTAACGATAGCGATTATGATATCGGTGACACAGTCAAACAAGTTCTTTCTGGTAATGTAACTATCACAGGAGAAGTACAGCGCAGACTGCTTGATTCCTCTGGTGATTCTTCGTTCCATATATTCTTATCACACGTTGGTGCAGATGATGGATTATATCATACCTTCTCAAGCGGTGGAACATTATTAAATCAAACTAATAATTCAACTACAGGATTAACAATAAATAATGTTATTGAATTAAATAATATCAATATAGCAAAACAGAATGATGAATTTAGCACTATATCGGATGACTTCTTAGACTTCTCAGAAAATAATCCGTTCGGTGATCCGGAGAACCAGTAAATGTTTGGAACACATTTCTATCATGAAAAGTTAAGAAAGTCTGTATCTATATTCGGCAGACTTTTCAACAACATTTACATTATCCGAAAGAACTCATCTGGTGGTGTATTGAACCAATTAAAAGTTCCACTCACCTATGCACCGAAGAAAAAATATTTAGAAAGGGTGCGAGGTAATCCTGATCTTGCTACAGATACAAGCACAGCGATTAAGTTGCCTCGTATGTCTTTTGAGATTACAAGTATATCATACGATAATGCTAGACAACTAACCAAAGTCAGTAATTTTAACACCTCAGGATTAACCTCAAGTGACAGGCAAAAGTTTTATTCTCCTGTTCCTTACGATATCGGTTTCCAATTAAATATTTATGCGAAGAGTCAAGATGATGCGCTTCAAATCGTAGAACAGATTCTTCCAACATTTAATCCACAATACACTTTGACCATCAAACCTTTCGCAGATAAGTTTCCTGCTTTTAAAGAAGATATTCCTATTATTATTCAGAGCGTCACATTTTCAGATGACTTTGAAGGTAATTTAGAACAAAGAAGAACTATTATATACACCATGGACTTCATAGTAAAATTATCATTCTATGGTCCGATTAACACAGGTGAAATTATTCGTTCTTCTATCGCTGACGTATTCTTGATGGATCAAGGTGCTAATTTAGACTCGGATGTAAAATATGAAAGAATTACAGTAACTCCGAACCCAGCAGAAACTATCGGTCTACCCGACAGTGATTTCGGGTTCAGCACAGATATAGATTTAACCTTTGACAGTGGGTTATCATAGGAGATAAAAGATGCCAATAGTTTTAAGGGTTCCAAAGGGAAGTAGACTTACCCATACTGAATTAGATGGGAACTTTTCCTATTTGGAAAATAAAATAGATTCCGCAGCAGATTCCGCTTATATCAAAGGGATTATAGATTCAACGTATATGAAAGGAATTATAGATTCCGCATATATGGATAGTTTGCTGTTTGACAATTATTTAGATTCTGCCGATGCGGTATTACTCATTGACTCAGCATATGTCAATGCTCGCCTAGACACTTCGTCTTTCTTAGATTCAGCAGAAGCGATTCAACTAATAGACTCAGCATATGTTAATGCGAGAGTAGACGCTTCAGACTATCTTGACTCAGCAGAAGCGATTCAGTTAATCGACTCGGCATATGTTATCGCTCGTCAAACCCATTATCTAGATTCTGATCTAGTCAAAGCGATAACATTAGATTCTGCAGAAGTAATCGCTCTAATTGACTCAGCATACGTTAATGCACGTGTGACTACAATGTTCGTTGATTCAGCGGATCTAATTAGGCATTTCGGTGTAGAAGGTCACGATGGAAATATTGTTCCAAAAGTTGATAGTGCATATGGTCTAGGTGAACCAGATCGTTACTGGAGGCATTTATATATTTCTCCTGGATCAATTTTCGTAGGAACTCTAGGAGCAAAAGTCGAAGCATCTGGTGGCGTGATCAACTTAACAGCAGGATCAAAGGTCGGAGGAGAAGTTATTTCTACCTTCGTAGATTCTGACGTTCGCGCACTTGTAGATTCTGATTATATTTCAGCGAGACAAGCAAAGGACTCTGCTAATGTTGTTGCGATTGTAGATTCTGATTATGCTCAACAAAAAGTAGATATCCTGAAATTAAAAACTTTCGCTACAGCAGATAGTGCTACTTATAATTTGTTGCCGACAGGTTCAGTTATATTCGTGAGTGATGGTAATGCTGGAAATCCTTGTCTTGCAGTAAAAGACAGTAATAATGGTTTCTTCAGATTAGTACAACTCGGTGGCGCACTTGATGATCAGGGTGGCGGTGGAGGTTTCTAATCCATGAGTGATGAAAAAGATAATGTACAGAGTGATTACGATTATTCTCGCGAAACACTATACGAACTCATAGAAAAAGGCAAAGACGCATTAGAAAATATGATAGAGGTTGCTCGTGAAAGTGAGCATCCTCGTGCTTATGAAGTTCTTTCAGGTCTTATAAAAAATGTATCAGATACGAATGATAAGTTGATGGATCTGAATAAAAAGCAAAGACAGATGAATGAGAAAGATGAAGTGAAACAAGTAGAGAATCAACAGAATAATTATTTCATTGGTTCTACCACTGATATTCAAAAATTATTACAGGAAAATGATGTCATAGATGCTGAACCAGAAAGAATCATATCTAGGGAATCCTAATGTAAAAAGGGACGGTGTCTTACAACAATGGACTCCTAACCTTTTGAAAGAATATAAAAAATGTATGGATGATCCATCATATTTCTGCACGAATTATGTGAAGGTGATAGCACTTGATAAGGGACTTGTGCCTTTCCATTTATATCCATATCAACAACAAATGTTTCAACAATTTGAGGAAAATAGATTCAATGTCGTTCTCGCATGTCGTCAATCTGGCAAGTCAATATCAGCGTGTGCATACTTACTCTGGTTCGTCTTATTCCATAGTGAAAAGACTGTCGCAGTTCTGGCGAACAAAGGTGCGACTGCTAGAGAGATGCTCTCTCGTATTACACTTATGCTCGAGAATATTCCGTTCTTTCTCCAACCAGGATCCAAAGCACTTAATAAAGGATCTCTTGAGTTCAGTAATAATTCTCGCATTATCGCTGCCGCTACTTCTGGCAGCAGTATTCGTGGTATGTCTGTCAATCTCCTTTATCTTGATGAGTTTGCCTTCGTGGAGCGTGCTGCTGAGTTCTATACTTCCACTTATCCTGTTATTTCCTCAGGTGCTGAAACTAAAGTAATCATCACTTCTACTGCCAACGGTATCGGTAATCAGTTTCATAAAATATGGGAAGGGGCAGTACAGGGTATCAATGAGTTCAAATCATTTCGTGTAGATTGGTGGGATGTTCCTGGACGTGACGAAAATTGGAAATCACAAACAGTAGCGAATACAAGTCAACTTCAGTTTGATCAAGAGTTCGGTAATACGTTCTT